AGTTAAACTTGATTTACAACAACAAAGAATTGAAAGAGCGGTTGGTGAAGAACTTAAAGCGACTGCCACAGTAATCACTAAAACAGGATTCTTTGACAATATTGATAATCTTTACGGCACAACAACAGGAACAACTCAAACACAAGGTGCTGAAACAGAAACTGAAAGTCCATTACCTTCGTTTGGAGGTGGTAGTGAAATTTCGGGATTACCTGAACCAGCGGGAGGAGAACCAGCGGGAGGAGAAACTCCACCGCCACCAGAAACAGGAGGTGAGGCTGCTGTAACACCTGAATCAAAAAGGAAAGATTTCAATATTTTAGTTGAAAATAATATGATTGAAGGAGATGAATTCCTCGATTTGGGAAAAGCTAGAGAATCTTTGGGAGAAATTTCAAAAGAATTGGATAAGTTACTAAATTCATAATATTTATATTCAAATACAAAAAAATGACTTTCGGACAAGTAAAATCCATTATTGAAAAAAATCTTATAGAATCCTATAGGAACGAAAAAGAATTTAAAAAATCTCTTAGAGAATTTAAAGAAAATGTTCTTAATAGTAAATCATTGTCCAAGGTTTACAACCTGTATGACCAATTATCAACTTCTCAAGGATTAAGTAGTTCTGATGCTAATGAATTCTTGAATGAAGGAATTGGTTTAATTCAAAAGTTATTGCCAAATATTAAAATGCCAAAAAGTGTGTCTGAGAGTAATGAAAACTTATATTCGGATATCGACACTTTAGTTTATACAAACAAACTTAATATCCACGAAAGATTACAGTCAAGAAAAAATCTCATCAAAGTTTTGATGTCTGAAAACAAAATTGTAAAAGAATCTATACAAATTCCTATAAGCACTATGGTTAAAATCGCAAACCAAACATTAGAGAATTATGTAGATACAATGGATGAACAGTCAAAAAAGACATTCATTGAAATCTTGAAATCTGATGGAGATAGTCTAAAAGAAGATTTCTCAGTTCTTAAAGAGAAAACTATAGAAAAATTAAACTCAATTCTTGGTGAACAAAAAGAAAGTGATGTTATTGAAAAAATATCAGAAACAATCGACAAGTTGAAAGGTGAAGAGTTTAATCAAATTAACTATTTCAAATTAGTTAATTTGGAAAAAAACTTATAATTCATTAAGTTTCCTTTGTTTGTAAATTGCTTTTAATTTCTGAGCTCTTTTTTCAACAGACTGTTTAGTAAATTCTTTTCTACTCATCAATTGTTGATTCTGTTTAGTTTTAATTACTTTAGATTTCAAAGTCTTTAAAGCCTTTTCAATGTTCTCGTTATTTTTTATTTCAATTATTAACATATTAAAAATAAATATTATTTGTTTTTATAATTTTTGACATTGAGTTTTATTAGTGTTATTTTTATTAAAATAAACATTCATAATATGAAACTTAATGAAAAAAGGGAAAAGTGTAAAGTTGAATCTGTATAGCCCAATTAAATCTATATATGGGACAGTCGATTCAAAAAATTTAAAATCAATTTACATTAACATTCAATCTTGGGTTTGCCCAAAAAAAGAACATGATAATTGGAATAGAGTAGTTTGTAATCTTAATCGTGAAATTAAACATTCCGTATTCAATTCAATATCACAAACAGTCTTCATGGACCGAAGTATTGTTGACTTAGATTTAAGAACAAGTGGTATTTCGACAGGAAAAAAATCATTTTTTAATTTAGAAGTAAACCTTTATACTAATGAAGAACTGGATTTCAAATCTCAAGAATTGAAAGATTCTGTTAAAAGAATCGTAAGAAACATCTTCACAAATAATCTTTCAAACAACAACTATTTTGATTTTTACAAAACCAAAAAGTAAAATAACTATTAAACTTACTCAATCAGTATATTTATTTCTAAAAGAGTTATGAAGAAATTGAGAATTCTTGAGGCTAATGAATTAGGTCATGGAATACTAATTGAGATGGATGCTGGTTATGTTTCACCTCGTGATGAAGTGAATGCAAACTTTCTTAAAGAATCGGTTAAATTAGATTACAAGAACCCTTTCGAGTTTTATGCGGTTTTACAAAAATATGATACCCCAAATAGGAATGGTAGATTCTACCCTGAAAGAATCCTTAAAAGAGAGGCAGAGAGATATAAAAAAATGATTGCTAAGGGATTGTCAACTTCAGAGTTAAACCATCCAGAATCGTCTCTAATTGACTTAGACAGGGTATCCCATATCATCACGGATGTGTGGTGGGATAAAAATATTCTGATGGGTAAACTTAAGTTATTGACGTCACCAGGATTTCATGAAAGAGGTATTGTTTCAACTAAGGGAGACCAAGCTGCGAATTTGATGAGACAAGGTGTTACAATGGGAGTTTCATCAAGAGGAGTTGGTTCGTTAAAAAAAGTTGGAGAAAGAAATGAAGTTCAAGATGATTTCGAATTAATTTGTTTTGATTTAGTTTCTTCACCATCTACACCGGGAGCTTACCTATTTTCAGATGTCAATGAAAGGGAGAAGTATGAAGAAAATTTAGAAGAAGAAAAGAAAATTCAACAACCTGAAAAGAATTTAGACAAGTCTATTGATTTGATGAAAAAACTTACCGATTTTTTAGGAAAATAAAAAATTAAATTATGGACGAAAAGTATTTTGTTGCAAAAATTACCTATGACCTACCTGATGAAAATTCTGGAAAAATTAAAAAAATTAGAGAAGAAAAATTAGTGAAAGGTTTCTCAGTAACTGATGTTGAAGCTAAGGTTACAAAAAAATATGAAGGGTTTTCTCACGATTGGAGAATAACCTCAGTTTCAGAGAGTAAAATCGATGAAGTAATTGATTAAAAATCTAAAGTGGTCCTAAAGACCACTTTTTTTATTTTATGGAACTATTTATAGTAAACCTTTCAAAATGATTATAATAATAACTTACACAGACCAAAGTTCTACCCTATTAAGTGCTTCAACATGGTCGGAAGCAACCGCTTATGGGGAAGGAACAGGAAAAGATATTCAACAAATGTTTCAACCAAAGAATACTGAATTAGTATTAAATTATCCGAGTTCAACCAATTGTTATTCAGTATTATGTAAAACTACAAATTTTGGATTGAGTCAATCTTATTACGTTTTTGAAGAAAATTTTCAATCTCTAAATACATGGATTGAATCATTGACAGACATGCAGGTTATAAACATTAGTAACCAACAAAGAAATTACGTCGCACTATAGGTAAAATAATACTTTTTTCCTATTTGACACTATTTATATGTTAAATTAAACAATTTTTCTATGCAAGAAAATAAAGATGTAGTACAAGAGGCACTCATTCGAATGAAACAAGTCGAAGATGTAATTGCCGAGAATGCAAAAGGAATACTTGCTTCAACTATGAAGGAAGAAATCAATCAATTAGTAAAAGAATCTCTATCTGAACAAGATGAAGACGAGGTTGAATTAGATGTAGACATGGACGATGACGCTGAAGAAGTGGATATGGACATGGATACTGATAACGAAGACGAAGTCGAAATGGATATGGACTTAGATTTAACTGACATGGATTCAGAATCTCCTATTGATTTAACAAACGCTTCTGATGAAGAAATTCTTAAAGTTTTCAAAGCTATGGGTGAAGAAGACGGTATCATTGTAAAGAAGGATGGCGAAGACATTCACCTTACAGATAACAATTCTGACAACGAATACTTAGTAAAACTTGGAGAATCGACTGAAGAAATGGATGAAGAAGATGACATGGACGATGAAGAAATGGAAATGGACGAATCATCATATGGTGGTAACAAAGGCGACATTTCTAAATCTCGTAAAGACTACATGGAAGAAGATGAAGATGTAGATGCAGTTATTGAGAAGTTATTCTCATCTGATTCAGACAACAGCGAAGAAATGGATTTCGACGTTGAAGATGATGAAGAGGTTATGTATGAAATCGAGTTTGACGAACAAGACGATGACGACATGGACGACGTGGAAATGGATTCTGATGAAATTGAAATGGACGAAGAGGAAATGGAAATGGATGAAGAAGAAATGGAAATGGACGAGCAAAATTGGGAAGAAAGCTTAGATGAAGCTTACAGTCACAAGAAAGCTCCTGGTGTTAAAGGTAGTGGACCTAAATTCTCTTACGATAAATCTGCTAAAGGTGGATTTAAAGAAGATAAGAAAGAAGGACCTAAATCAGTTGGCACAGGTAAGGCTAAGTTCGAATATAAGAAAGGCGCGAACATGGAAGGAAAGTCTAAAGTCGTTAAAGCAGAAACTAAAGAAGGTAAATTCGGAGGCAACAAAGGAGACGATTCTCGTTCTAAAAGAGACTACGAACAAAAGTTTGGTGGTAACAAAGGTGATAAGTCTAAAACTCATAGTGGAAAAGATTATGAAAAGGCTGAAACTAAAGAAGCTGCAAGAACTTATGGAATGGGTTCTAAAGAAGGAAGAGGTCTTAGAAAGGGCATTACTAACAACAGAAACTATGTTTATGGTAAAGGTGGTGTCAAAGTTGAATCTCTTGAATCAGAAGTTAGTATGTTGAGAGAAAAGAACGAAGAGTATAGAAAAGCATTAAATGTGTTTAGAGAAAAATTAAATGAAGTAGCAATCTTCAACTCTAATTTAGCATATGCAACTAGACTTTTCACTGAACATTCAACAACTAAAAAAGAAAAAATAAATATCCTGAGAAGATTTGACGGAGTAGAAACTCTTAAAGAATCAAAAAATCTTTATAAGTCTATCAAAGACGAATTAGGTCAGGTTGATTCAAAATCAATTAATGAATCAGTTGGAAATAAAATAAATAATACAGTTTCAACAGGTTCATCAACAACATTGATTGAATCAAAAACTTATGAAAATCCACAATTCTTAAGAATGAAGGATTTAATGACAAAAATTAAATAAACAAAATAAAACAAAACAAATATTTTAAAATGGGAGCATTATTAGAATCAGGTCTTGTAGGTAACATCGGTCTTAAGCACCTTAAAGTTATCAAAGAAGACACAATCAACAAATGGGACAAATTAGGATTCTTAGAGGGTCTTAAAGGTCACATGAGAGAGAACGTAGCTCAACTTTACGAAAACCAAGCGTCATACCTTATCAACGAAGCTTCAACAACTTCAGATACAGGTGCTTTTGAAACTGTGGTTTTCCCTATCGTTAGAAGAGTTTTCTCTAAATTATTAGCAAACGATATCGTATCAGTACAAGCTATGAACTTACCAATCGGTAAATTGTTCTACTTCGTACCTAACATCCAAAACTACGAAGTAGGCGGTGACCCTGCTTCAAATTTTGGAGAACACTACGCACCTTATGGGGCACCAAATGGTCCAGATTCACCAAACAGTGGTTATAACTATAACACAGGTAGAACATTGTATGACAAGTTTTACGAGGGTGAAGAACCAGCATTAGACCCACCAGGTTTATATGACTATTCTAAAGGAACGTTTTCTGCTGTTACAGGTTCTGCAGTAACCGCGGCTTGGAATAACGTTACGTTAAACCTTGACCCAGCTGCTTATGCAACTGATGACTACAGAAAAGTATTAATTATCATGTCAGGTTTCGCATCTGACGGAGCTGGTAAATTAATTGGTCCTGATGGTAACCCAATCGACAACGAATCATTCTTGTCTGATTTGACTATCTACCCTACAGTTGCAACATCTGCAAACCTTGTTGGTAACCCAACTGGTCCATTGTTATTCAGAGTAGTAACTCAAAGATATGGTAAAGGTATCGTTCAATACGGTAACAACAATGCAACTGCACTTTTCCCTACTTCGAAAACAGGTGGTGGTCAATATGACAACATTTGTGACGTTGATGGTCAAATTTATCTTGAAGTAGACCTTCAGGTTCCTGCATGTATTTCTTGCGGTGGTTCAATCGACGGTTATACAGGTTCAACTTTCTCTTCAACAACAGCTATAAACAATGCGTTTATCCCTGTTTACAGAATTTACAAGAACTTGGAATTCGAAGATAGAATTGGTGAAGTATCTTTCGATTTACAATCAGTAACAGTTTCTGTAACTGAAAGAAAATTAAGAGCACAATGGTCTCCAGAAATGGCACAAGACGTTGCGGCATTCCACAACATCGATGCTGAAGCTGAATTAACAGCTTTATTGTCTGAGCAAGTTGCGGCTGAAATCGATAGAGAAATCTTAAGAGACCTTAGAAAAGGTGCAGCATGGAACTTAAGATGGGATTACAACGGTTGGAAGAGAT